CCTGCACACTTGTTACTAGTTAGCGCATATCCGCTGCCACCGCCCCCACCAGCTCCTATAACAGTAACTAAAATCATTGTTATACCTGCCGGACACGTCCATGTATAGGTCCCCGGTATGGTATAACAAGTCGACTGTGCCCCTGTGCCATTAATCTTAGTCCATACTTTGAGCCAGCCTGATGCATTGCCACCTCGAATATATACATTTGCTGAATTAGACTCTATCCACATTTGTGATACCTCAGCGGTTCCTTGACACATATTAAACAAATGCCCCCATTGGCTAGGCTGTCCATTTAACTGTCCTGCTGTGCCATAAAACCACGTTCCGGGCCCCTTTGCTGCCCAATTAGCCGGAGTGTCATCTGTAGTGCTTGTAATATTATCAGTTCGTACAGCGAATTTATTGGCAAGTGTTGCTGTTGCAGCATTACCTTTTATATCAGATACCCAATTACCATCTCCCTGCAAGAGTTTACTTTCATCCCCTGCTGCTGGTGCCGGTACTGTACCACTACCACCTGCTGTGTTACTAGCAGCACCTTTAAATACATCAATGCCACTAAATTTATCTTTTAGTTTATCATAAAAGTATGCAAGTCCTTTTTCATCTAAAAAAGCCATCTATTATCACCCCTTATGCCATAATGGTATCAATATCAGAATTAGCAACAGTGTCAATAGTACTTGAGATAGCCGTTAATTCTGCTTTCGTTGCATAGCCAGACAAATCAACAATACCACTCAAATTATCCCAAGATGTACCATTCCATGCCACATTGTCCCCTGCCTTGATATTATTAGTGCTATCAGTATTTGTAATGTTGTATACGTCTCCTATTGTCTGCCCTGTGGTTGGCAGTTTTGCATATGTCTCCACTACTCCCTTATACTTCAAAACAGTACTAAGGTCTGTCGTTTTAGCATAAGCAGAGAGGTCAATATTGACTCCTTTACTAGTAATAGTAAGTGCTGCACCATTTACAGAAACCCCTTCCAGTACATTTACCTGAGCACCTGTAGCCACCCCATTCAACTTTGTTTTGTCTGTGGCAGACATAAGACCCCCAGCACTCGTTGTTACTTCTGTGGTTGGTGCAGGTGTAAAACCAAGTGCAGCTATAGCATTAGCTTTAGTAACGCTAAGAGCCGATGAAGAATCTATAGAAATATTACTTCCTATCTTCACACCCCCAAGTACCGTAGAGCTTGCATTCGGCAAACTATAGTTATTTGCTCCTGTAGCAATTCCAGCAAGTTTTGTCTGTTCAGTCGTAGTGTAATCATTAGTAGACAATCCTTTACCTGTAACCTGAGCTACAAACTTTGTTTTTAATACGCTATAAAAATAAGACAACCCATCCAATGTTAAAAATTTTGACATAATATCAACCCCCCCTTAATTATTCACAATAGTATCAATGTCACTATTCGCTATTTCAGAATCATTAGCATTTGGTGTTGGTTCCGTATAAGTACCTGTAGTAATAATTTCATCAATAGTAGATATTGCCATTGTCTGCACTCTTGCAGAATCCGCAGCAGCATTTTCAGCCTGTGCTTTCGCATATAATGCCCAGCTTTTAGCACTTTGCGTCAACCCTGTGGAACTATTAGAATCTACAAGGTTATCCGGTGTTGTGCTGCCTTCTGCCCATTTTTTAGCTGTATCAACAGCTTGAAGGGCAGTCTTTGTATTTTGTGCTCCAAAATCAGCTTGGACACTTTCCATATAAGCTTTAGTAACAGCATCTTGTTCATCCGTAGGGTCTGCAATATCAGACAACCGCTTTCCGTTTCCTTCCCAAACACTTTCATTGCTCACATTTTTTGCAGCAATACTATTCGCTGTCAAGTAATCCTGTTGTTCTTCCTGCAAATGAAGAAGCTGGGTACCTTCCAGCGTCATATTAGTAGCTAAAAGAATACTTCCGTCGTTCCAGTCTACGATCTTGTCTGTCGCTGTCTGGCGGTAAATAATCAGCGTAGTACCAACAGCAGGAGCAGACACCAGCGTGATTGTTAAATCATTTACGGTATAATCTGTACCGTATGTTAATTCTGTTTCTTTATTGGAACTGTCCCTTATTTTTACACATACAAATTTCTTCTGTATGTATAAAAAAGGAAAGTTAAAAGTTAAAGTACCTGTAGTAGTAATATCATATTCTACACGTGACTTATAGCTACTCACTGTCTATCACTTCCTTTCTATTGTTTCTTTGGTCTTTTCTCAGGTAAGCCGGACATACCAGCTAATGTCTGCAATGCCTGTGTATACGGAATAAAATTAGGAATAGGCGCAAGGTTCATTAGGTTTTCAAGGTCTCTTTGGGACGCTCTGCCCTGCGCTAAGTTCCATGCAGCATATATAGGTTTTACCGAATAATCCCAACCAGTTTCTATAGATGGTGTTTGAGACATAAAGTTACCAATTGCCCCTGCTGGGTTATCTGGTGATACAGGTTGTCTAGGTTTATCTGATACTGTGGTACGCACTGTAGGCGCACCTGTTGCAGCTTCCCAAAGGTCATTAGGAGTAGACAACGGAGACATAAAACCTGAACGTTCAAATGCTGCCCATCCAAGAGCAGCCGGATTTAAGTAGTTATCACTAATACGCTGTGCTTCGTCTGTCTGCCCCAAAGCAGTTAAAGCAGCTATCTTCACACCATTACGTGCTGCAAAAGCTCCCATATTTGAAATCATAGACAAACCAAAAGCAATAGCATCATCCAAATCACGACTATACAAAGCTCTTGCTGTTTGTGAATTATTTGCTCTCAGGTTAAAGCTCTTAAAGAAATATAACATTCTTGAAACATTCCCTGCCTGAGACATCATGTTTCGGTTCCCTATAGAAGTTCCTTCCTGTATACAACGGTTCGCTTGATTCTGTACAAGATCATGAAACTGCCAATACGTTTCTGGATTGTCCATCTGCCATGTGCTAAAATCGGCTTTTGTCGCTGTAGTCCCCTTCTTTCCATCCCAAGGCACATAGCGTCTTATATCAGCCTGTAGCTTATCAATGTTCACATCACGACCTAAAGCACTGAGTTTAGCATCTGTAAAAGGATTGCGGAAGCTGTTAAATTCCTTACCATGCGCCCAGCGGATAGCATCGAGAATAGCATCTTTACGTGCTTGATGTGTCATACTTGCTGTCATTTTGGGTAACATGTTTACAGTGCTTGTTATCTTTCCAAGATTATGTGTCAGGTCAGAAATATTGAGCAGCATATGAGAACCTATTGTATCTTTTGACATAGCCGACCGGACTATCGCATCATCCCAGCCTGTAGGAAAGACATGCCGTTCCGCTTCGTCGCCACACAGTTGCCATAAGAAATCTTCCAGCATATCATCGTTGGCTTTCCCATGAGCACAATCATCAACGAATTTAGCAAGGGGTCTGCATATACTGAAAAGCTCTTTCCCACCGTTATATGCTATTGCTGCCCCTAAATCACCTACCTGAGACCACCCCATATTACCGCCCTGCTTAAAGAATGCTAGGTTATTTAAGTTTCTAACAGCAACATTCGCACCTGTTAAATCTTCTCGTTTAGTACTCATCCCTCTAAGGTCATTCATATTATCATCAAACCATTGTCCTATTTGTCCTAACTGAGATTTACTTATAAGCTTATTGTCTTTTGCTCTCTGCAATTCCACATGGACTTGTTTTAATAGGTCATTGTAATTTTTAACACCTAGACCATCCATAGTGTTCTTCATAGCAATATCACCAGCAAAACGCCTGTTTGTCCGATTATAAATAGAATCCAAGTCATACCATCGTAAATTGTTATCGAATGAAAAAGGTGTGCCATCCGGTAAAACACGTTGCATACCTGTATCCATAGGCAGACGACCACGAAAGAAGTTCAAATCTCCTAAAGAATTACTACCTGTTATGTCTTTATCAAAAATCTCATTGACAGGAGAACCCAAGACATGTTTCACCCAGTTTTTGACACCAGTATCAACATATTCTGCAACTTCTTCTGGTGTAACTGTAGTATCAATGGTGCCAGTTTCATCAGGCTTACCATGCAGCTTTTTGTCCCGTTCAATCATTTTAGCTACTTTATTTTTATCCGTAGCGTCCATAGCGTATTCTGTCAGCCATTTCCTTGCTGCTGCATCACCCCCATTTTGAAAGTGTGTCAGCATATCTGAATACATCTCAGGATCAATGATACGATGTGTTTCTTCATGAACACCATACCAATCAGGTTCTATTAGGTTTGCATCTGGTCTGCCAAACATGGAACCACTTTTCTTTCCAATTTCTATTCGCTGGTCAGTCAAGGCTTTAAGTGCCTGTATACCCTTCTGTACGTTAGGGTCTTTCAATAGCTCCTCTGAAATTCCTAACGTAGTACCAGCATATTGATGATTATATCCATCAAAAACTAGCTTATTAAACTCTTGTCTATATGCTCTGCCACCTAACGGAGTATGAGAAGCTAAGACACCATGATGATCTGTTACCCATGCTTGTCTTGCATCACCAATATCAATCATGTGCTGATTTAAAATATTAAACAGTGTGTCTTTCATTCGTTCTGTCGTAGGCAGACTACTGAGACGCTGAATGCCACGTTGTTGTGCATCTTCAAATAAAGAAGAAGCCAATTTTACCATAGTTGGTGAATATGCATGAGCAAAGGCACCATATGGTGTTCTTGTAAGTGCATCACCTTCCATGCGCTTGCCTAGAAAGTTCGCCACCGTATCCATAGCACCAGAAGAGTTACCATAAATTTCTCTAGCGTCTTTTAGTTGCTGCATGTAATCTACAATGCTGTTGGGGTTACAAAGGTTATTCTTTGAAAACTTAACACCATTCATCACAACAGAACCATCAGCATTAACAGTGTAATCAGGTGTATAGTGCATTGCCTGATCTACCATGTCCAGAATCTTTTTGTTACTGAAAGCTGCCTTATCACCTACTCCAAGATTACTCAAACCATCCTTGAAAGTTTGTATCAGACCACCAGAATTATCAGCATTCAGCATCTTATGTTCAACTGCATACCCTAAAATTTCCTCTGGATCAGATGTATCAAGCTTTGCTGCTGCTTGTGCAAATGGAGACTTAGTGTCATGAGAAGCATCTGTCACCTGCTGCATTAGTACTTTATAATTATCCTCACCTATAGTTGCTTTCAAGTTCTGATGGACACCTATTTCATGCTGTAGGATACCAGACAGTGAATCACTGTCTTTGATATTGTCTTTCACAACTGCCACATAATTTTCATGCGGAACAAAGAAAGCTTTTGTATCGTTGTCTACGTTGATACCAAGGTCACGTCCTACGCTCTGTGCGTCCTTTAAAGACATAGCAAATACATTTCCTTTATTAGCAACCTCAGTATTAGCTAAATAATCAGCATCATGAAATCCTTTAGCCTTTTCCAGTGTCGGTGAGACCGTATAGGTATTTGGCATATCAGCAGCATGAAGTATTGAGCCGTTCTCTACTCTTGTTGCTGTATCTGCTAAATTGTCTTGATTACGATTTGCTAGTAATTTCCAAGCCTTACCAGCACCCACTCCAAGCACCTTTAAGACACCACCAGCAATTCCCCCCATAAGAGCAGCCTGCGCCATATTGCTTTCCTCATTGGCACTCTTAGCATTCAAATAGTCCTGTGCAGCACCCCATCCAGCCATATTAGCTATAGTGACTGGGGTCTCCAGTTTTTTAGCAGTTCCGGCTACGTCTGTAGCAGATTCAATAATAGCCTTAGCAGAAGCAGACTTTGCCATAGCGGTCATATCTGTAGGGATTCCAAGACTGTCTTTTGCTAATGTTCCTGCTAAGTCCCCTATAGAAGAAGCAAAGTTTGCACTTTTAGCGGCAGCACCAGCCGTAGCTATTCGTTCTATTTTATTAACATCAGTAACAGCACCCCCAAGCCTTGCAAGTGTCTTAGCCACTGTAGCAGCTTTTAGCATCGGTAACGCTACTGTAGGGTCTGCTAAACTGCCCCCAATATTTCCCAGCATATAAGCAGCAGCTACCGCATTAGACCGACTAGCATACTGAGCATATTGTTGCTCCTGCTGCATATCATCCATTTTATCTTTCAGCAACTTATAGAGTTCTGTAGGATCATGCGCCATATCTATCAAATGTTGTGCTGCTGCTTCATTGCCATCACCTAAAGCAGCTTTTACATAATCCCTATCTGCATCGGTGATACGCTGTTTACCGAAAGCATCATGGTCACTGTAAAATAAATCGTTCTTAATAGCATTTATACCATCTGTAAACCAGTTATTACTTTGATGAACTCCAGCAGCAAGAGCCTGAAACAAAGATGGTAAAGGTGCTTCTGGTTCCCACTTTGGGGCATGCTCAGACATCTCATATAATTCAGGACTTACCTTGTCCCCTAAGTATGCTGGAAGTCCCTCACCAAACGTATGAAGTTCCTGTGGGGTTCCTAACATATCCTGTACTTCCTTACTAAAGTCAGGATTAGCTATGTGTAAATGGGGACCCGTACCATGAGGATCATCAATAACTTCTTGAAATCCTATCGATCTTGCATAATCAGCAAGTTCATGAAGTATCGGACTATCCCAATCAAGACCATTCCAAGCTATATCTGCCCCTAGTCCTTTATAATGCCAACTGTTAGTCGCATGGCTATCATCATCAGCACCGGCAGTAAGAATTGGTTCAACTCCTAATTCTCTAGCTTTTTTAAAGACCATCGCCAGCCTTGAGTTCATAGCAGGATTTATGCTCTTCATATCATCTGGAAGATTAGACAACAACTCAGCATCATTATCAGCACTACCGCTTGTGTCTGTACCATAGTTTGCAGTTATCGTACCTTGTGAAGCCGTATCAGGGTCTCCATTAAAATATCCGTCGAAAATATCACGTGCATTAGTTTGTCTTTCAGGATTTTCAGTCCATGTAGGTCTTTCATAATATTTGGATACTGCGTATGCTGCTGCTTCTGGAGTAGACACATCACCATTTAAAATGGACTGTAAGGCACCTGATTCATTGTGGTGCAACTCATAGTCCATAAAAGCAAGCTGTGTATAAATGTCGTTAATATCATAGCCACCATTATCTGCAAAAGATTGTAAGTCAGTTAAACGTGAGCCTTGCCACTGTCCAATACCAAAAGCACCCCCACCATCAGAAGCATCAGGGTCTAAATCAGCGGATGATTCAGTCTCTAAGTTACCTACAAGTCCTGCTGATACTGTTGGTGCATACCCTTTATCTATAAAATACTGGTAGGCTATTTGTCGATAGTCGTTGCCATTTTCATCTGTCATTTTCTATTCACCCCTTACGTCCCAAAGACACCTGTCATTTCTTGTTTATATGCATCATTACCTTCTTCTACCGTATCACCACCCCCAGCAATATTATCAGTGCTTGAAGTATCTACCGGAGTAGCAGAGTATTGTGTTGTATTACTATCTCCTGATGAATAGTCAGGCTTACCAGCAGCACACCATTTCATTTCATTACGCATATCAGCCATACTCAGCGTTTTATGCGTTCCATCATAGTCATTAGTTAGTGTAAATTCCCTTGTATTCAGATTAAAGTCTACCGAAACATTATTTCCATCAATACCCGCCTTATCAGCAAAGCTATAGACATACGTATCAAGTGCTTGTTTCGCCCAAGTATCTTCATTAGCTAATCCACTTCCAAACCCATTTTTAGGGATAATAGCACCATGATAGTACGCATAGTTGTTTTGTACATCTGAAATAGCATTTTGCAAGGCACTTTCAGGGTCAGCTCTATCCTGTACTGCATAATTCAAATAACGTTTCTGTACTATGTCTGCCATTCTTGGATCAGTGCAAGACAAAGTATTATTACCATCTTCTGTACCTAAAGTAGATATACTTTGTATGTCATACCCACTAGCTGTCAATCCATGATAAGCTGTCATTAAGCCATCTTTAGTTTCCTTATCATACCCATGTGTCTTAGCATAGGCAGCATAACCTTTAATAGCTGCATTATCAGGATCAGATTCACCAGAAGCATCTATATTAGATTGAATAGTTGCTACAGCACTATCTACGTTAGCACCAAACAGACCACTAAACTGAGCTGAGTTCGTTTGTCTCATGCGTAATAAATGCATTACTGAATCAGGCACACCATTTTGTAACACATCTTGTTCTGTAGCACCATTAATATTAGTCAGCATTCTACGCTGTACTTGTTCCCTTACACCATTAATGCCTGGATAAGACCACAATTTCATCATCTGTGTTTCTTTCGTAGAATCATCAGTACTAGCACTTAGTATTTCATTTTGTTTCCTAAAAAAACCTTGAAGATAATCATTCTCTTTAGCAGCACTCCCTTGAACACTTACATGCCCTATGCCATTACCATATTCATCAGTAACATTCATATCCCCATTCATGAAAGCATTTATATTTGAATCAATAGCACTTGAAACAGCTTGATTTTTTATAATACCTTTAGCCGACTTAGTAGCAGCTTTCATCTGTCTTGCTATTAATTGACGGTGCTGTGTCTGTGCTGCCTGTATTTGAGGAAAAGCAGACTCTATAACTTCTGCATCATCTCTAGCAGCACGACTATTACCATTTTGACCTTTAAGGGTATCAGAAGTAACTCTGTCCATATTAGAATCTTTACCATATTTCTTCATTGCAGCAATTTTCACTTGATCTATATGCTGCTTACGATACTGTTGAGCATACTCATCAAGACCCATAGAATCAGATAGGTCAGCCATAGACATAGACGAACCATCAAGTCTTGTTTCAACCTGTACATTTTTCATCAGGTCTGATAGCTGCCCCATCTTCAAGGTGCCTGTTGCTGCTAATTGTTTCGTAAAGCTATCCATCAGCGCATAACGCTGCTGTCCAGACAATCCCATTAATCGTGTCTGATTAAAAATAGTTTGCGTCTGCTTCTTTATATCGTCCATACTCAGAGAAGGTGCATTATACACAAGGTCTCCTAATTGGGACTGAGTACTCTGGTAGGTCTCTTGAAGCCTGTCAGCCACATCTCGTTGTGCATGGGTATCCGCAAGAGCTTGAATATTCTGTGCATTCTGTGTATAAAATCCAGCATCAAAAGCGGTAGTGTTCATCCCCTTACCATCAGGATTTATCTTTGCTCTATAATCCTGAGAAAACTGTGCATACCGTTTCACTTCATCATCAATACTAGCTGCCGGACTATCACCATATTTGTCATTATAGGCAGACTGTAGCATAGCTCCGTTGCGCTGCCCTATCATCTTATCTGCATAAGCAGTAAAGTAGGGATTATCCGTCAAGGTAGCATATCCATATGTCTGCGCCATATCAACAGAATTTAAACTTTGAACGTCAGCATCAGACGCACCATTGACCATATCTGTAGATTTTTGTAATGCTATTTGTTCCTGTCGTTTATCATGTGCATCAAAATAATCAAGCCATGAAGCATTTAGCTCCTTGAAGCCACTTGCAAGAGCATCACTGTTACTTTCTCCTTTGTCTGTACTGCCCTGTGTACCTTGTATTCCTTGTAAACTTTGTTGCTGCTGTGCTTGTGGTTGTGGCATGAACTGCATTTCAGTCCCTACAGCAGCAGCGATTTTGTTCCCCATAATGAACCCCCTTTGTATGTAGAAGAAGAGACACCAGTATAATTAAATGGCGAACTGCCATAGTATGTATATGCCGGATTAGAATTAAAGATACTGGAAGAACTGAACAAACCTGTATCATACTTTTCTGCTGCTGCATCTAAGTTCACACCAGACACAGTACCATCAGACGCTTCATCGTAGTAATCTCCTACTTTGCTGGCTTCTGCCTTTTTAATAGCAGCAGAATCACTTATAACATTAGCAAGTGATTGTCTGGTATTTACAGCATCTACCGCATTGTATGTCTGCATTGCGGTACTGGCAGCACTTAATAACTGGCTGAAAGCAGACGGTGTGTCCACTTTAGGAATACTATCAATAGCATTTTTAGTAGAGATAAGTGTTGCTTCTTTATTTAGATCAATTGCATTTTGAGTGTTTTCATAGTTCGTTTGAATAGCATCAGCATTACGGGATTCATCACCACGTACACTACGATTGATTAAATTCGCTGTACGACCACCACCCGCATTTTCTTCATTAACAGCAGCACGTACACTCGCTTCCTGCTCATGTGCTTGCATACGCATTTTGGTCATGGAATCAATAGCAGAAGCAAAAGCTTGTTGTCGTTCTGTTTCATAGTTCTGAAAGCTATAATTCATTCGTTGTACAAGACCATGGGCGGTCTTATTGTTTGCTGCTATCTGATTTTTTATAGCTTGTTGTGTAGATGAATAACCAGACAGAGCTTGTAATCCTGCTAAAATTAAAGCTGCACTCATACTTCTCTCACACTCCCTTCGCTTTTGTCGTATACAAGCATTCCCAAGTAAGACCTATCAAAGCGACAGGCAATGGAAAATCTGATTGTAATTCAATAGACACAACATCATTTTTAGCATGTACAGGAAACTTGAATACCCCTGTATCATCTGGAACGATACCTAATTCTGCTGTGCTGTCCCCTATTGTCTTACAGGTCATACGATAGGTATACTTTCTGCCATCTTTAAAAGACACAAAGACCTCAAAGAAACCTGTATGGTCATATTGCAGCTCGATGTATTTTAGCTGTGTCCTGCCATTCATATAAGAACTTATATTTCCATTGTCATTCTTTTTTAAATAGAATGTCGTAAACTTGATATAAAAGTTGTATGTCTCACCAACAACAAATACCTTATCATGATAATCACCATCAACATAAATGCTCCCGTTGCTATCCACTGTTATGTCCGGCAGATAGTTCCCTTCTGGTGTGATAAGGCACATATGATTGAATGAAGAAATATCGGCATAGCCATACGCTGTTTTCAGATCAAATTTAGTACGCTGATAAACCGCATCATAGACACCGCCACTTAGTTCTTTCTTCTGGTCAAGATAGACACGATATTTTTCAACGTCTGCAAAGTCTTTTATGTTTACTGAAAAATCTAAGGATTCTATATTAATATTATTGCCCCTTCTAATGAGCAGATAAAGCTTATAGCCAATAAAAGACGCTCCATAAATCTCTCCGTCAAACGTCCATTTAGACCATGAAGATTGTATGCGTGTCCCTTGTGAGAATAGATATTTATAGATATAAATAGATGTAGTGTCTCCACTTGTCAGGCAGAACAAAACATTTTCAGCCGTTGAAGGAATAATTTCATAGACACTTGTCGGAATATAGTTAGGTATATGCGCTGTTACGTCCTGTGCGTTTTTCATTTCTGAAATATCTTCAACGGTATAGTATTCCTGTACGGAAACATAGCGACCTCTTTCACTGGGGAAATACATATTCTTTCCGCTTACTTTTGGTTGACAATCGGAACTACTATTGAATTGTGTAATTTCAGCGAATGAAGCTGTCTTAGGCGACAACACGCTATCCGTCCGACAAATGAATTGTGTGTCATTCGAGAAGGCATATAAATCTTCTGAATAGACAACCATATAATTTATGATATTGACTTTGGTAGACGTAACAGGAATATCAATTCCATCCGTATCTAACAGATCATTTGCTGTTGTCATCCACCAATTAAAGAACTCTCCGGATTCAGACAGAATAACGTTTTCTTTAGAGGATACTCCCAGCCTATCCCTGAAAAAGAAAATAGAGGACAAGGCATATCCCACAAAAGAAGGGTAAGGGTTACTATCATCATCCCCTACCTTTCTTTCTGTCCAGTCAAGCACCTTAAATGTAAAGGTACCATCAGAATTACGAACTAGTGCATGGGGCAGTGTGTTGGCATCAAAAGCAGTATTAACATTAGGACATACGCACTCTTCCCACACATTGTCTGTTTTATTATATTTAACATAATAACTTCCAGCGTCCTCACCATTAGGGTCTCCTTTGACCTTAACGCAATAATTGTCTGGTGAAGTTGCTGGAAGAGAACTAAAATGTTGTATAGAAGTAGAATAGTGAATTAAAGCCTGATTATTGAAGCCATCACTTGTTGTAACTGCTCCCGTACTTTTAATGCGTATCCAGTTATCTTCATGGTCTGTAGACACACCATTACTGATTAGTTGGGTATTAATCTGGTCTGCTATGTATGAAGTATCAATCTTCTGTGTATCGGACGAGCTGCTACCATCAGGAGTAGTAAAAGAACATTTCTGAACACCATCAACAAAAACCTTATAGGTTCTTCCATATTCTCCTAGTTTGACGTAGACCATGCTGCCCTGCGTACTGAAATAATCAGGAGACTTCTTGTCTGTCATTTGTACGCTTTTAGTTGTATTCAGAACAAAAGTATAATCAGCAACCGTAAGGATACGCAAGGTATCTCTAGGTGTGCTTGTTGCTATATAATTTTTAACACTATCATCCATATTGACAGTCTTTTTATTCCCTTGAAGGTCATATATTTCAATTGTGTTATTGGCAAAAACAACCATATATCTTTCAGTCGCATCACGATTGATATAATGGACTAATGGCTTGTCTCCAGCACTCAAAGCAAGCAATAAGGTCTTAATGTGTACGGACGGTACACGTTTTTGCAGACCATCAACCTCCGTACTAAAACCATTGACTTGTGCTTCTAGTTGTTCTGGAAACCGTAAAATAGGTGGTTGTTGTGAAATCCCCTGCACAAAGTTTTTGATATTCTGTGAAAGTAATGTCATGATTAATTCATCCTTTCCAACATACCCGCCATGCCATCAATCTGAAACATGTTCTTTCCGGTGTCTATGCTGTATTGCAGAATATCCGAATATGCTTCTGCATATTCCTGTACTAATTCTTGTGAGACACTATCATCACCCATATAACGTGTCTGGAACTGTACAGCAGCTTTGGTAGTTATATATGTTTTAAATACGTCTGGTAAATCCTCAAAGTCTACAGCTTCGATAATATCCAGACATATTGCTTTTTCAAAAATAAATGTAGAACCTGTAAGGTTATAAAGATAATCCCCACGTTTTACATAAGTTGTATCATCAGCACTTGAAATAGCTATCCAAGTGGGATTATAACGAATTTGATTGTTGGTCTTGTCTGGCAGCACTGAAACGCTGCTACGTGTATTGAACTCCCAGCCTTTGCGCTGAATTGTCCTAGACACACCCTCTAAGGTTCTTATAGCATTGTCTACGTCTACAGACTGGCTTTCAGCAAGACTATTAACTGGAGATTCACCTACAGACGAAAGTATCAAATTGACAGCATCTAGTTCACTAGAAGCATATAACATCTGCATCACTCTCCTAACGATATATAATAATGTATATAAATAAAGGAACATGAGGGTACAATGAAGTACCCTCAAAGAACCTTTTAAGTCCAAACGCATTCTAATTCTTAATACAATATTCCTTACGCTGTTGGATTATTGATAATACCCATAAAGGTAGATTCAGGACGGAGACCACCTACACCAATAGAAAGTTTGGCAATCAACTGGTCTGCCTGATATTCAGGTCTACGAGCCTGTTCAAAGGCAAGATCACGCAATTTTACGATACCAACAGAAGTTCTCTGGCATACAAGAATTGGCTCTTTGCTTGCATAAGCATCAGGGAAGATATGACCGTCACCCTGCATAACATTGGTGTTATCATCACCACCAGCAGTAAGATGAGGGCATTCGATAATCTGAAAACCATCCATGTTGATAATGTCGCTGTCTCCCAACGAAGCATGAGCACCATACTGGCTGTTCAAGAAATCAAGGTTAGACGAAAGTGCGCTGTGGATATCAGGAGATACAAAGGCATAGCGGTCTACCTTTGGAACATAGTTCTTAGACATCTTAGCCTTAATCTGGAGCAACAAGTCACGTACAGCAACACCAGTCGCTTTACTGATACCTAAAGCACCACCAGTAGCTAACGTTTCCTGAACGACACCACCAACACCTAAACCAGCTACATTTTCCTTAGTGTTAAGTGCTTCTTTTGCAACTTCGGCAAGAACAGACGCATCTACTGCAATAGCTAATGCTTCCCCAATCTGGTTAGAATACGGAGTACGGAAGTCATAATGTGCAATAAATTCGTCAAGGTCAAAAACCAAAGCATCAGCCGTAAGCAAACCATCAATAAGAATGGTGCGTTCGCCACTGTTGATGTTTTCTCTCTTGTCGTCAAGAGAATTTCCTGCTTTCAGGTAATGTGCTTTTGTACGACCAAAAGCAGGGAACTGAGCCGACTTACCACTTTGAATATTGCGTTCCGTAAATTTACCACTTGTAACACTCATACGGTCAAAAGCTGTAAGAGTTTCACCACTAAAAACTTTCAGTGCAAGTGCAAGTCTGTCTGTATTCGTACCGGATATAGCACCGTTGGCAAGCGGTGCAGAAATAGTAATATTTGCCATATTGATATCAACCACCTTTCAAATATAAAAAAAATAGACACCCAAATGGTGTCTTACGTTCTATAGAAATATGTAATTAGAACCTTTAGAATATGGGACTGTTCTTAACTTTTCGATAAACCTCTTTAGTAAATGCAGCATCTTTCTGATACCTTGGATCAGACATATCCTTAATCATTTCTGCTGTAGTCTGATAACCTACGGAAGTATCTGTAGCAGCACTATTGCCTATAATAGTACGTTTAGATGTTCCAAAGGCTGCTGTCATTTTGCTTTTAATGCCCTCAAAGACAAGCCGAATCTGCCCCAAGTTTTCACTATTGATAGCATCATTATAGGCTTTACGCATTTCATCACCCTGAGACAACACAAACTGCTGCATCTTCTGTAAATCTTCTTTACCACCAGCCATATCAGTAACACTGTTTACATAGTGGTCTGCTGCTGCTTGCCATCCTGCAATAACACCATTGACTACACTTTTAGGATATCCGGCAGCTTCAAGTTTGCTATACGATTCAGAACTCAAACTGCCATTCTTCGTAAATTCCTGTTCCATAGCAGCAAAGTCCACACCTTTAGTAGCAAGGTCAGCCTGTGCGTCATTCAAAGCCTGTTTAGCTCCTTGAAGCTGCTGTGCAGCATCTCCCTGTGACGTAGTGTCTCCTGCTGTCTGTTGCTGTTGTTCCTGTGCTGCTGTCTGCTGTTGAACCTGTCCTTCTTCATTTATTACTTCATCAAGTACATTACCTACTTGCGCTTGGTCATTTTTCAAAGAAACAGACATACCATTGTTAGAAGTAGTAACAACCGCACCATTGGTGTCTTTCTGCTGCACTCCTGCATTTTGTTCTTCTGCCATTTTAATGTATCACTCCTTTTATCCTACAATTCCCCAATCATCCGACAACATATCTGCTTGACTTGCAAGCCACCCTAACTGAATACCAGATGTACCCACAAAGGCTATAGCTTTATTTCCCATTTGTTCATGATTAACATTTTGTATTTGATTGTCTGTACGCATATAGCTGATATTAGTAGCAAGTTCAATATACTGTCCTTTTCCATTCCAACCACTCCGGCTTACCTTATGTCCTTCCTTTAATGCTTCCAAAGCAAGACCAAAATTCATGTCATTTTTTTGCTGTTTTATGATACATCACTCCTTCACTATATTATTTTTGTTGTGGTGCCTGTCCACCAGAAGCACCACCATTCATAAGACCCTGAGCAACAGGTGAAGCTGCTGCCTGTTCTAATGCCATTTGCTGCTGTTGTTGCTGTTGTGCTGCATATTCTTCATCATTCATAACAAGTTCATCTGCATTCAGACCTATCGAGGTTCCTATTTGCATCATAACGTTGCCGGATTTAAGACGCTGTTGGAAATCTGGAATAACGGCACAGGCTTGTAGGAACTGTTCAATCTTAGTTAAATCGTGTCCTCTTCCTAGTGCTTCCATACCTGTCACAATCTTAGGTTCAATTCCTTCCGTACCTTGTGGCAAGTCCGGCAGTTCCCCTTGTGCTGTCATTTGTGCCATGACACATTTCACAAGCGGTAACTGTAATTCCAAAGACAACAAAGAGTAAATATTTCCTACGCTATCTTCCAACTCATTAGCCACATATCGCACTTCTTCTGCTGTCACACGTTCTGCATTACGCTGAACAGCACTATTAAGCAGAAAAGCAAAAGACAGCCGACTTTGAATGTCTTGTGCTTGTTGAAAAGCAACATTCAAATCTGCTGTCTTGTTTACTTGAAAAGCCACGATATCATTTTCTTTCCCTCTTACAAAGTCTCCTGATTGAGCATTCTTTAGCTTATCAGGTCTTAAAGTAGAGCCGGGGTTTAAAAGGAATAATGCGAATGCAGATAATGTAGCAAGTTCTACAATAGCCTTGCTAAGTGAGTTCAGCGTCTTTAAGTCCCCATAATATTCATCAACAAACGATCGTCCATAAGATTCATTATCCATCTTACGTAACCGTAAGGGTATCCAAGGTACTTTGTCTTTAGGGAACTGCTGGTCACTATCAGCAATAACAGTATCGTTAAGTTCCTGATACATGTAATAGGTGTCCCCATCCAGATACACATGCGTATAGACCTCACAATTCTTATCAGGTTCTATATCCCCTTCAGACATACATGCCTGTGCTTCTGGGGGTAATGCTGAATAGCTGATATTGTCTTTCGCTACTAGCTCTATCCAGTCCCCTATTCCATCACGAACAATGACATAGTTATTCAGCCGATACATCTTTATGCCACCTTCTTTAGGTGGTAAGAATAACAAAGCATTTCCAGCGTCTACAAGTTGCAATACCGCTTCATTAATGGTTATTCGATATCTACTAGCTTCTATATGTGACATAATGTCATTTTCCATAATTCCCATAAGCTGTGATATCTTTGTGTCTACATCAGCACTCCCAGTCTGTTCTAGCTGTCCTTTCGCCTTTTGTCCCATATCCAGTCGAAAAAAAGGTTCATTAGGTGGGAACAAAGCAAGCATAATTTTAGACGATAAATTATTTACCCCTCTGGCACCTACAGACTGGTAGGGTGTCTCTATGTCCGTTGAAGCTGTCATAGTATCTTTGGGAAACAATAAGGGAATTGTAAGTTTAGCGTTTCGCTCTGCTCTGTCTATATACGGTTGTCTATCCGCTACCAGCTTATTATAACGAGACTTAGCAGACGTTTCCGTATAAAAAGACGTGTCTTTTGTTGTAGTGCTGTTCATATATTAAGACCTGTCCCGTTGCTTGTCCCACTACTGGATGAGGAAATAACCAACGAATTTTTACCACGTTTTTTTGCGTTCTTACTAGTACTACCACTATCAGAATATGACGCTTCATCTGCCGTACCTGCTGCTAATGCTGCTGTAGTTCCTGTTGATGTTGTATCTGCTGTGCTTGAACCACCACCAAGAACACTACTAACTGCACTGAATGGAGCAGAAACGATATTACCTAATGTGTTGCCTAACCAACCACCACATGACATCTATAGACCACTCCTTCCTGTATAATCTGAACTACCAGTGCTGCTATTTGAATTAGAATCAACATATAAGCTGGATAGTCCTCTTTTCTTTTTTGTGTTGTTATAACTGTCACCCATAACAGCACTATCCGGTTTAGTAGATTCTGTACTGGGAACTAAATCATATGCTGTCACAGACGGATATGCACTTGATTCTACTCCGGTTGAACTACCACTAAACAAGCTGCTTACTGCACTCAACGGTGAAGTAAGCACATTACCTAGCCAACCACCACTTGCCACATTATCACTCCTTCCTGTCTGCAAGACCTTTAAGTATTGCGATTATATCTGTTGTACCTTTTATATACCCTACAAGTTCATCATTGCTACTCATATTGTGCGTAGATAACAAGTAGTCCGTTGTATAAATAGCTTCGAGATATGAAACAAGTTCTTTAGAAACAAAAGGTAAATCATCATGCATCATAATTTATTTCACTTCCTTTAGGAAAGATGATCCATAATCCACAAATCCAGCTTTACAGTACGCATTTTTTACATGTGCATCATTGGTTATCATGCTGCTTCCTGAGCAGATTAAGACACAAGCGTTGTCTTTCGCTATGCGTTCTAATTCAGTAATAGCAAAAGAGCCAAAGCCTGTCGGAAAACTGGTAAGAGAAATTACAAGCTCCTCAATCAAAACCTTTCCATCAATCCACCACAACTCAGATACACCGCACCCCATAAGACCAGCTAGGTACCCATCAGTATGCTCATAGACTGTTACAGTTCCTACTACATATGCCCTGAATAAGACACAAGCTAATTCATGTTTAGGCTTGTGATGTTTAAACAAAGGTGCTTCCTTACCTTTCGTTAACTCATCTATGATAGTTACAATGTTAATAAAATCTCCAAACGTCAGTCGTTTACTTATCGGTCTAAATTTGCTGGTGTCCATAATTTTATCCTTCCTGTCTTGTTGTCATAATCTCCATACTGCAAAATATGAGCCACTTGTGCCTGTCGCAAAGCTTCTTCCTCAGACAATGCTACATGCTTATAAGCACCTACAACGGTCTCCCAGCTTACCCCTTTTTCATCAAGCAGCTTTCGTGCTGTCTTGTCGCCAATTCTAGGACAACCAGTATAGTTATCAGCCACATCACCTACTAGTGTCTGATACAAATGCCAATAGATAGCATCTTCCTTTGTGGTCTCTGTCAATTCATCTTTGAGAAAATTGTAAAACTTTGTCGGTATGCTCTGCATATCCTTATCAGCAGACAAAATGATACTGTTTCCCTTATAAGCACCTGTAGCAAGTATGCCGATCACATCGTCTGCTTCAAGATGTTTAATTTTGATAGCTTTGCAATGTTCAGATACCCACTTACAGAGCGCACGATAAGCCAATGGTTTACGCTTGCCAACCCTGTTAAGTTTATAAGTTGCCAGAATATCTTTACGGAACAGCTTTTCAGAACTGCTGAAAATGTAGATAGGTTCAACCTGTCCCACAAACTGATCTAGTTCTAATGCTCGTTCAATCCACCTGTCCATCTGTGTCATGAAGTATGCAAGTGCTTCGTTGAAATCTACATGCAGCGTAAAGATATCATTGCCCCAATCAATCTCTGTTTCACAAGAAGAACAAGCACGATAGACAACCATATCAGCATCAACAAGTATGTAGCGACAATGAAGTTCATCATGCTTCATAATCATTTTTCTTGTGTCTCCTTTCGCTGCTTTTCGCATCTTGAAAATCTTTATCGTTCGGATAGACAACAGCACCACAAGTACATGTGATAGATTCAACGTTTTTGGTAAAGCCTGTAAGAAGCGTTCGCCCACATTTTTTACATCTAAGTCGCTTATTGTACATATTATTCACCGTCCAGTTTCAAATAGTTTTTGAGTTTGGCAACATCTTCTGTACTGTGCTTCATTGCTGCTTCTTTAGTTTTGTAGCAGATGTTGAGTTTTCTTCGGAGTACATCTAGCACACTAAGAGCCGAAAAAGAACTATAAGAAAGAACTATTTCTGAGTATTTCTGTAAACAACAATCATCAATACTCCAATACATTTCTCCCTCTTTAGGTGAAAAATTTCTATCGTCAAACAGTCTCCCTAACGCTACCCCAACACCTAATTGTGCATTGTAAGTATCTACTGGATTACATTTAGCAGTGCCAGTCCGCCCATCTTTCTCAGCAACAACTGTATTATCATGAAAAGCAATAACAGTACCTTCTAAGTCCTTTGCAGTTAAATCTTTAATATTCATAATTGTGTCTCCTATTCTTCTTCAATGTTTGTAATTTTTAATTCATCCATACCATTTAAAAGACCATCAAATTCTAACTCATGTACTAAGTCCTCTGCTTCATCCTTTGATTGAGCAGGAACAATAATAAGTCCTGTTATAGAAAAGGTAACTCTAAAATTTCTCCTAGCAGGAACACAGCGTAATTTCGCTTGTTCTATCAATGACAATCACTCCAATTTCTGCCTACAATACCTTCGGTGTCTAATTGCACCCTGAAATTAAAAAAAGCCTGCGTATCACGCATAGCTTCTTGTGCTTCCTTACAAACTATTTCAGCAATCTCTTTTGTCCTGCAAGCAACTTGAATTTCATCATGACACCAGACCAGATAACAAAAGTCACCATCCCAGCCATGTTTCAATCCTTTAGCTAGTAGTCGTTCCTCTGTTAAGACAATCCACTTCTTACACACTAAGGCACCAGCCGATTGTAATAGCAAATTCAAAGCCGAATGAACACTACGGACATGGAGCTTTCGCTTGTCGATACCATATAGAAAATGACGTTTCCATTGTGGTTTTCGCTGTCCACTTTTCCAGTCTATAGGATAGACTAAAGCATCTTCTACATGCTGTTTGAGCCTTGCCATTGCGGGAATAGCTGTATTAAATTTTCTTTTGATTTTCTTTCCATCAGCAGCCGATCCATTTATAATCTTTCCTATCTTTGCATCACCAGCACCATAGAGAAAAGCATAAATAAAAGTCTTAGCCTGATTACGTGTCGGCAATCCTGCTGCTTCCTGATTCATAGTGTGTATGTCCCCATTCAGTATTGTATGAGCATACTTACCGCCATCATACGGGTACATAAAGTGTGCAAGACATCTGAGTTCCAGACCACAAGCATCAATTCCAGCTTCCCACCAGTCACCAGAAGTAAACAGTTCTCTACACTCTTTCCCGTATGGGGAGCCTACATGTGGCACCTGTGCTACGTTAGGTTTACTATGAGTTGCTCTACCTGTTACGGCACCATTAGGAATAACAGATCCATGAATACGGCCATCTTTCCCAACCATGGACAGCCATGCATTTTTACCGTCTGATAGCTGCCCTAATCGTTTTTTAAGCATCAGAGATTCTTGCAGCAGCTTTAACGTATGCTGTAATTCCTCACCAGCTTTAGGGTCTGCTATCATGTAATTTAAAGAATCATCATCAATTTTCAAACGACACTGAGACAAATCAAGGTCTTGTACTTCGTTATCCTCAACATCATAACAATCCACATTGTCAGGCTCATATTTATAATACTGTCGAACCAACCATTCAATTTGTTGTCTGGAATTAGGATTGAAATCTTTATAACGCTGAATAGGAATGCCTTTTTTATACCCAAGACGCTTATTGTCTCTCTTAGGAATAAAAATCTTATCAGGTATTGGCGGTACTTTCTGCACCAATTCAGCAGTTAAAATTCCTGCTCTGGCTTGTAAGACCGCATCTAACTGTTCAGCCTTCTTTAAATCAAACGGATATCCGTTCTTTTCCTGCTTAGACATCAGCCAAGCTACCTGATGTTCCAACTTAATAGCCTTTGGAGAATAGTTAGCTGCTGCAAGCTTCTGATAGAGCTTATACGTAACTCTTACGTCCTGTGCATTATAGGTCAACATTTCAGGTGTATAGTATTTCCAAGCTTCTTCTTGTTCACCATAATTACCTTTAAGTTCCCCAAGACGATACCCCCAAGCTTTCAGGCTATGGGATTTATATAGTTTCTTTGGGAGCCTACCAGACCGCATAAGACCAGCATCTTGATTTTCAATACTGGAATAAATGAGACGTGATAGAACCAAAGTGTCTATTACGTTCTTCTTTAACTCAGGAGTAATTACAAACCAGTCATACAGCTTACTAAGAACTGGCAAATCATAATTAATAACATTGTGACCACATAGTACGACACCATTAAGCCAAGCGTCATATAAATCATGAACTCCCTTTTCCACTGTGTCAGAACCAAACTGAAATAACTCGCCGTTATAAGTATCAAGATAAGACAAGCAATGACATTTGGTGACATCAGCGTATAAATTGTCTGTTTCAATATCAAATATAAGCATGGCATAGACTATCCTTTCTTCCAAAACTTATAGGTTTCGTCAATAAACTCGTTTTCAATACCAACAAGATTATCCTGTCCATCAACACGATACCGCTGATGGATACTATAAAATCGTTGGTTTGTTGTCTGGCACCGTAAGTCACCTCTAGTTACCTGATAGCTTCCTGTTTTTAGCCAGGAGCAATTACCAAGACTAGCAATGCTCTTGTCTAATGCATCGTTATCAGAACCACTGTACAGACATACAGGTGCTATATGCGCTAAATCCTGCAACAAAGACACCATATCAGCACTTGTGAGTGAACGTGCTGTTGTGCCACCTGAGACAACGATAGCATTTGCACCAGCATCTATCTGATCCACTGCAAATCGCACCATATCATTGCTGTCTACAAACTCAGTACATTTGTCCTGCAATTCTGTACTAGGGCAACCAGTACAATGTTGGTTACAATCTCCCAATTCAAAATAGACAGCCATTTTGTCAGGCACTTCATTAAATGTTATCCCCCTTTTCAGCAAGGGAACTCTTAAAATTCGCATGTTTCATCTTCTCCTAATAATCTATGAATGGACTTATCATAATGCAGATAGCCACAAAGACCTGTATCTCCTGCAAAACGATTCTTCAATAAACGTATTTTGATATTGTTTCGGTCAACTTCCTGCTCTGCCTGTTGGTTACGTTCCAGAGCAATAATTTCATCTGGTATCTGTTTGAGACTTCCAGAACCCCGTAAATCATCAAGGCTTATCATGCCACCTTCTTCAAACGACTTATCACCATTTGTCTTTTTTAGGTGGGATATGACAATCATTCCTGCCCCTGTTTCTTCTACAAGAGACCGTAAGTTTGTCATAAGCTTGTCAATAGTCTTTCGTTCATCCTGTCCATCATCCATACCAGAAACAGCAATAGAAATATGGTCAAAGACCACAAAATCACAGCCTTCACCGACTATGAGATATCGAATTTTGTCTAACAAGTTATCAGATTCTAAGCTGCCAAAATGGTCATACAGAAGAATTTTTCCATCTCCAAAGACTTCTTCATAGGGTTTTTGCAGTTCGTTCTTGTCTATGCTGCCCCATATCAGAGACAACGGACGCTTTACATGAATAGACAATAATTCTCTCATTGTCTTTTTATAGTTTTCTTCTAGCATCACCATGCCTATTTTCATGCCATCCAACATCTTCAATTTATAGGCTATTTCCCGTACTGCGGTTGACTTGCCTATCCCTGTACCAGCCGTAAACAACACCATTTCACCCTTACGGATACCATGTGTTAATTTATTCAGACCAGCACACCAAGGATATGCGTAGCTTTCAGCTTCCGTATCATCCGAAAAGAAACTATCAGCCATATCAGCAGCATTAATAATGCCATCTGGTCTATATTCTTTTGCATCGTAGATAGCACGAATAATAGCATCACCCTGTCCAGCCATTAAGCATTCGTTAGCATCTTTTAATGGCAGATGTGCTATTTTTAGCTGATGGGGACGCAATAAGCCTTGTACGTCCTCAACCGCTTTTTGTCCCTGTTCGTCCATATCGAACATCACAATAACCTCATCAAACTTTGAAAGCCATTCAAGATTTTCCTTGAAACACTTTTTTGCCGATGTACAACCATGCGGTAAAGACACGACAGGATACTTATGACCATTCATCTGCGATACAGACAAACAGTCAATTTCGCCCTCTGTAATGACAAGCTTTTTTCCTCTTGTCCATAAATCTTGACCAAAGAAACGATTAGTACGCTTACCATTTAGGTAAAAATTCTTATCCTGGATCGGCTACAATAAACTGGACAGATTTTATAAGGTCATGTAAAAATAGAATAAAAGGATTGGGAAGGAAGATTTACATGACAAATAGACGCGAAAAAAGAGAATTTACA